GAACATGTCCCCGGCGTGAAACACATGAGTCCCACCGACTGACTTGAGGTGCTCGTAAGCCCTCCGTGTCTCCCGCAAAAGAATGTCGAGCCGACTGTTCACACCCGTGGGCGTCACCGTGCTGAACGCATCCCAGGCGTGGTAATGCGTATCAGACAACAGCAGGTACGGATACTTCATCGCGCCTCCAAAAGCGTTCGCTCGTGTGCTCTAGTATAAGTCACGGGTTACTGGTTTCTATCGGTAAAGCATTGGCATCGAAGTCGATGATGTAGAAGCCTGTCCCAATATAGCCCTGCCGGAACAAGTCATAGACGAGGAGATCGAGGGCGTCCATGTTGATGTAGTGCGTATGCCGCAGCGTCTCGAGCTCCGACAACCGCGCTTCCATCTCGTCCGACTCCTCGACCCGCCCGATCACGTGGTAGCCCCGGGACGGCAGGACTTCGTGGATGCGACGATGGTCCAGGCGTTGGGCCTGGATGATCTGCTCGCGCAGCCCGTAGTAGTTTGCCTCTCGCAGACCTGGCGTCGTGTGCCAACACAGCACCACCGCCTCCTCAAGGGGCCTCTCGTACATCATCACAATGAAATCTCCTGCATCGCCTCGACAAAACAATCCAGCGACAAGACCCGACTCATGGTCTTGCCTCGTGTCACAAGCTTGGCGCGTTTGGGATTCTGGAAGTTCTCGATCCGCGTCACCCAGTAGTGACGCTTCTTGCGGAGCTTGACCACAATGTACTTGCAGCCTAATCGCTGAGCCTTCATCAGGGTGGGTATATCCAGCCCCCACCCGGCATCGCCCCGCCGCTTCGCCTCCGACAACGTAAGGTTCTTCGCCCGACCAAGATCGGCGTGACCCTTGAACGCCACGTACAGGGCCACGCCGTTGTCTTGTTGTACGAAGACTCCTAGTTTACGTTTTCCTTTCCAATTCACCGTCCGCTGCACTGAGGTTCCTCAAGTAAATGACGGTCACTTCAGACGATTCGTCCATCTCGACCATCCCATAGCTCTGCCGAATCAACTTCTTCATCTTCTCCGCCGCCAACTCGGGAGCGATCCCGAGCATGGCGTGATTGTTCATCGCGTGTTCGCCACACATCTCTGCGAGCGGACCCACAATCGCCTCAATGACTTCTGCCTTCCCGAACACTTGGTTCGTACTCGTGTCAACGAGCGACGCCTTTACACCAGGGCCGATGCGGTAGTACCACGCTGTACCCAGTCGGAAAGTGTTGAATTCACCCTCGAAGCCTCTGAGCGGCGGGCGAAACGTCAGTAGCGGCTCAAAGTCTGGGCAAGCCCGGATCAGGAGCTTGATGCCCTTGTGTGAGTTCTGCTGGATCGCTTCGCGAGTCTTACAAGCCGGAAACCCAGCAGCCGCTGCCTTCGCACCGCAGTGATCACAGAGGATCTTGCTGTTGTTCTGCTCCGCACGATTCTCTAGCGTGTAGATCAACCGCTCGTTCGGACCCGGAATACGCTTGAGAGACCGCATGTTCGTGTTCAATCCGATCGTTTTCATTTGTCACCATGCAAGGGGTTGTGTTGCCCAATGCATGATGACAAACGAATTTGTAGGACTACTAGACTAGGAGCGCACGAAGTTTATCGGCGAAATTGTTCTCTTCGATGTGCGCGATCAGTTGGCTTCGGAAGTACGACTTGCCTTCGAAGGTGATGCGAGCGCCCTTCTGCTCCAACTTGCCGATGTCGACCAGGTGATCGACGAGACTTCCAACGACATCGAACTTGCCGTACGACTCTTCGAACAGGAAGTCCCACTCGGTCTTCTGGAACGGCTTCGTGAGTTTCGTCTTAATGATCTCTGCCGTGATGCGCTGACCCAGACGCTCCTTCTCCGCGTTGTTGCTGATCAGCGGCTTCGCCGACAGCTTGATACGCACGGACGCATAGAAACCCGGAGCCTTGCCGCCCGGAGTGCGGGTCGGATCGCCATACATCTGGCCGGGGTTCTCGCGAGTCTGGTTCAAAATCAGAACCAGCATGTTGTACTTCTCGGCGTACTGGTTAACGGCAGGCATGACTGATGAAGTCGCCTTTGCCAGAGCCAGCGAGTCCGCCATCGTCAGCTCAGTAAGCTCCTTCTCGCCCTTGCTGCGCGGAATCATTGCGGCAAGAGAGTCGAAGACCGCCACGATAGGGGCCGAGTCGTCGATCATCTTGTCCTCGCGAATCTTCGCCGCCGTCTTGATGGCACGGGTGAAGGACTCCTCGAGGGTGTCCGGCTTGATGTGCGCGAACGTACCCGACTCGACGTCCAACCCCATATGGGCCGCCAGATTTACGTCGAACGATCGCTCGTGGTCGAAGAACATGGCGAAGCCCTCGTGGAGCTGCGCCGAGATCATCGCTTTGGTTGCAATAGCGGTCTTGCCACACGAGGGTGGCCCGAACATTTCCACAATGCGTCCACAGGGAAGCCCGTGGTCGTAATCGCCTGAAATGACTTTGTTCAGTGGCGGAAAGCCAGTATCGAGGAAGTGCGTGACTTCGAAACTACTGGCAGCGGTTTCCCCGAGCGTGTCGCGGAGGGAATCAATCAACTTGGTCATGAGAGCCTCTTGAGAATGGTTTGATCCAACTGTCGAAGTCCGACAGGATCGAGTGAAATGCCAGGTCTTCGCAGACCTCGCGGATCAGTGCCGGGGCGAAATGCCCCTTGGTGACATGTCGCTTTTCAACGCCGGGCTTTGCAGCGCCTAGCAGGTTCATCAGGGTGTGGTTCGTCCGATAGCGATCGAGCCGACCGTCTTCGTTCGTCACCAGCTTCTCCCACGGCCCGGGAAGCGCCGTCAGTGCACCCTTGCCATGTAGAGCAAGGAGCTTCTCGACGGACCCGTAAGCGTGTAGGAGCTTCTTTGCCCCGACTTCACCGATACCACCGACACCCTTGATGTTGTCCGACGTATCACCCATCAGGCATTTCAGATCGACGATCTGCTTCGGATGGGCAAAGCCGGTCTCCTGCTCGAACGTCTCCAGCGTGATGAGCCGATCCCGTACGGGGTCGTGCCAGCACACGTAGGCGTTGATGAGTTGCAGCCAGTCCCGATCAGCCGTAATGAGCCGAACCGACTTGTTCTGCTTGGAGAAGTATTGGGCGTAAGCGGCGGCAAGGTCGTCGGCTTCACACTCCGGCGACTTCACCTGGTCGATCCCCAGTGCCTTGACCAGGGTCTCGATGTACACGCGCTGAGCCTTGTAAGCCTCGCGCATGGCTTGAACCTTGGGATTGCTGTCCCGATTTGCCTTGTATTCCGGATACATGTCGATGCGCCATTGCGCCCGACCGTCCCAGAGCATGGTCTTGTAGGTTCTGGGGTAATGCAGTTGCATTGCCCGTAGCGTCCGGGCGATCCCAAAGACGGCTTGGGTCTGCATAGGACCCGCCATCAGCTTCTGCCCGGAATGGCAGGCGAACCCGACAGCGTTACCGTCGATGAGGAAGATGTCTGACATATGCACCAAGAAAAGGGGCCGGGATCGCGTGGAGGTGTGAGGGCTTTTTACGATCCCGGCCCTGTTGCGACTGGATTACTCGATTGAGTCGAGGTCCGAGAGGTCGACTTCCGACAGATCTACGTCCAGAACGTCGTCATCCGCCTTCTTCGACATCGCCGGGGTGACCGACGCCTTACCCGTGGCAGGCATCAGTTCCGCGACGTCAGAGCGAGCCTTCGACACGGACGCCGGAAGCATCGGGGTCGAAGCGCCGGACAAGTTCTGAAGGGCAACGAGCGCCTTCGTCTTGCCTTCCTCGTACTCCTGCTGGACGTAGTCCGACAGGTTCGGGGCCTTCGCGAGGTAACTGGCATCCATCGGGGTCGACTTCGGCGCGAGCATCGCCTTGTACTTGGTCTTGAGACCGGTACCTTCGCGATTGAAGATCACGTCGTAGCCTTCAGCCATGCTGAAGATGTTGATGCCGTCAGAGGCATACTGGGCAGCCAGGCTGATGACGTCATCGAACGCCCCGCTCGGCAGCTCCAGGATGACGACTTCCTGCTCGTAGCCCTTGTCGGTGCGACGAACCGCATTGACGAGGTAACGCTGAGCCGCCTTCGAGTTGCGAATCAGGTTCTTGGCGTTGTCGTCCGTCGCCGTGAGTTCCGCCTTCGTGATGGCGTCACAGACGGGGCACGACTTGCCGAAAGTCTTGGACGTGCAGATGTAGACCGCCTGCACCTCGCCCGAGAAATCCTTGATGAAGTGCTTGCCGTAATCGTGGGTCGGCAGGCCAGCGTTCTCGTCGCCCGACCAGTGCGGGAGAATTCTCCAACGAGAGCTACCATTGGGGAGCTTGACCGTATTGTCGCGAGACTTCTTGGCCGAGAGCTCCTTCTGCTTAGATTTCAGAAGTTCAAGTAGGTTAGACATAAACAGACTCCAGTTATCAGTAAAAGTGAATCAGCCCGATCAGTATACGTCACGGCTGACTTATTTGTGCTTGGTACATGAGCGGTATCAAGCAGTCTTCCGAAGACCCCGGATTGCTGCATCGGCAGCACCCTTGATCTGCTCGGTGGGAACCATCGAGGACGAGTACGCCCACTCACGTTCCGAGTTCTTGTTCAGCTGGACGAGCATGTCCCGCTTCATTTCAAGGCTCGTGAGGGCCGTCTCCGTCACCGACAGAATCGAGTTCGCCTCGTTCAGATCCCGTACGGCATCGACGTAGGCTTTCTGAAGCACCAACTCCGAGCGGATCTTGTTCTCGGTCGCCTTCTCGCCCTTCTCGGCGAACTTGTCGCGAAGGAGCTTGTCGATCTTTGCCTCGACGAGTTCCAGGTTGGTCTTGCATGTATCCCGCTGGCTACGCGCACGGGCGGCAAGGATGCCGAAGCGCGAGTACAGGGACGCCATTCGGATCAGCTCCGAATCGATGTCCGTGGGGTTGATCGTGGTCGCTTCCGCGAGGTCGTGCGCCTCGATGAAGTCGTTGATGGCATCAGAGCGTTCAGACATTTCAGTTCTCCTGCTATTACAGCGTCAGATTCCAGGGGTCAGTCATTGCTGACTGATACTTTGCGAGAAGAAAGCGTGGATCACAATACGTTCCACGCATGTTCCATCAGTTCACCAACTCAGCGACGGTCGCCAACAGTTCATTCAGTTGGGCCTGCTTGGACGCGTCGAACGCGACCATCGCGGGATTGAAGCCAATGACGACGTTGGCATCCAGTTTCGGGTCGTAGTGGACCCGCCCCTGGTGCTCCATCGCCCCACCCTTCAGCCCCGGCACAAGAAAGTTTACGGAGGCAGAACCCAAGGCGAGGATCACGGGCGGCTTCAGGATCTCGATTTCCTTCCGGAGATACCCGCCACAGCCGTTGATCTGCTCGTTGGTGAGCAGTTTCCCGGACTTCGGAGACTTCACGAGCGAGGTGAAGTAACCGTCCGCCGCCTTCAGGTCGGCACTCGCAAGGGCTGTCTTGAGGAAGGCCGACGCCTTGCCCGACAGCATCTTGTTTTCGGCTTCTTCCGAGTAGTTCGGGCAGTCGGTGACCACCATGAACTTGGCTTTCTTGCCCAGTCTTGGAATGGGATGCACCCCGCCACCCAGGGAGCAGGCATTGCAGGTCTGCGTGGGGCGCACGACGTCCGCAATCAGCATGTTCTTGATGGCATCAGCGGTCACGATCGTACGATCGGCCTTCACCATGTCGATGATCAGCCCCGGCATCAGGGTCATCTGATCCTTGCGGCGATCGGGGTGCAGGGGTGGCAGGCTGCCAGGGTCGATGCTGTGGAAGGCACCCACCTTGTCGAGGGCTTCCCTGTGGCGGATGTTGCACTTGGTGCGGTTCACGACCGACTCGAAGTGCGCCTTGCTGGTGAACTTGCCTACCCGCTTACGGGCTTCCATGATCGTCTCGCCCGTGTTCGCGGAAATGCCCTTCACCCGGTTGAACGGGGTGACGAGGACTGCCGTGAGCTCCTTCAGGCCGTCGGAGACGATCTCGAAGCGTTGGGTGGACAT